GTTAAGAGGTTTTGGTCTGTGTTGAATCTCAGGGTCCCAATCCCTGATTCCCCGTATCCGTGCCGCAGGGATCGCTAATCCCGTTATTGGTAACCGCCATTTTGGGGTTTGGGTTAAGGGCGTATGTCTGGCTGCCCGGTCCGTGTAGTGTTGGTGCTCTGTGCTTCTCCGTGCTCGCTTGTGTTTGGACGTGATTATGCGGGACAGAAGGAACAGTACCATACTGATATAACTATGTCAAGGTGTATGATTGTCTGGACACCAGAACGCCGATACCCGAGGAGTTAACTGATGCCACGACCAATCACCATTAAGCAGGAGAGATTCGCCAGGGAGTACGTGAGCAACGGCGGCAATGCGAGCGCGGCTTATAGGGAAGCGTACTCGACTCAGAACATGGCGGAGACTACCGTTTGGCGCTCTGCCCATGAGACGCTACATAAGAGCATAGTAGCCGCAAGGGTAGAGTCTCTACGCTCTGCTGCCCTGGAAGCTAGCGGCGTGAGCCCTGAGCAAGTTATAGCCATGCTCCAAGAGGATAGGCTTCAGGCTAAGGGCCTTCCCACACCACAGCTAGGCGTGGCTGTCAGGGTAGACGAATTGCTAGGCAAGACTGCGGGTATGTTCGGGGATAGGTTGGAAGTGGAGCTTTCGATCAGGGCGCTCGTCGCCCACCTGGATGGTATGGACGATGGCGACGTGGCCAGGCTGGCCGGGGGGGTCAAGCCTGGGAGCTTAGGCGATGGGAGCCAGGGTGACCAGGATTCAACAGAGAGCGACGGAAACGACGTCTGGTAGGGGATTGGACGCCTTGCCTGGTAGGGACGCTGTGTGTGGCAGCTAGGGGCCTGCAAGGGTAGGCCACGGCGGTATCGGGGGAGCGCGATACGGACAGAGGAACGCGCGTCGGAGTCCCAGAGGTATCAGGGGACTCCTAAATCCCACAGACAGAGTTTGGCTTATTTGGGAGTTTGGTTTCTTGGGAGGGGAGTTATGATACAGGGAGAGTTGGTGGAGTGTGATGAGTGTGGGATTGAGGGGACGGGGGAGGACATCGGGGTCTGTGGTGAGGAGTTGGGGGTTCCTGGCGTGAGTTATGTCTGTCAGGACATCATCTGTCCGGATTGTCGATCTGGTTCATCTCGGCTGGGAGGGGATGTGGAGCGGTGACCTGGTCTGGTGTTCCCGGGTGGTTTGGGGTGGGAAGAGTCAAGGACCTCGGCGGGTTCGGTTGGTACCCACCGAGGCCCTGGCTCAGGAGGCGATGCCATGTGGAGGCATCGGGTTGATTGTATCATATCCGGAGTTGTTAGGAGTTCTGTTTTGTGTTATTCCTGATATGGGAGTGAGAGGAGATGTGACCCGGTGGTTACGGGAACATTGACGGCGGCACAGCGGGAGCAGTTGGGTTATGCGGCGGCGTACAAGGCTGCCTCGGGGAGTTTCGTCGAGTTCCTGGACTGGGTCTACATCATGGAGCCTCCCCAGCCCTTGCTCGGTCGGGAGGGGGGGAAGACGTTATTCGTCAAGTGGCCTCATCTGATGGAGTTCGCCCGTTTGTTGGAGAACGAGCGGTTGATCAACGTCCTGAAGGCCCGTCAGGTCGGGGTGTCGTGGACGATAAGTGCGTATGTGGTGTGGTTGTTCTTGTTCCGGAGCGGTGCCCAGGTCATGGAGTTGTCCAAGGGGGAGTTGGAAGCTCAGGACCTGTTGTCGAAGGCCAAGTTCATCTACAAGAATCTACCCCCGATCTGGTTGGAGGTCATCGGGCAGGACAGTGGGGGGAGTTTCACCGTCAAGGGAGAGGCTGGTTCCCGGATAGTGGCGCTCCCTTCCACGGAGGATGCGGGTAGGGGGCCTGCCGTCACGCTCGTTGTCCAAGACGAGGCTGAGTTCCACAAGTACATGGACGCGAACTACCTCGCGGTGAAGCCGACCATCGACGCCGGGGGTCAGATGGTCATGGTCTCCACCGTCAACAAACGCAAGGCGGTCTCGCTGTTCAAGAACGTCTACCGGGGCTCTCCGGGGAACGGCTGGGTCACGTTCTTCATCCCGTGGACCTCCCGACCGGGACGTGACGAGGAGTGGTATCGGAGGACCAAAGAGGAGGCCGGAGACCTCCCCGAGGCCCAGGAGATGGGTATCGACCTGTACATGGAGCAGGAGTACCCGAGGAGCGCCGACGAGGCCCTGGCCCCCGCACGCGCTCTGTCGGTGTTCGACCAGGACGTTCTCCGTCAGATGGAGCAGGACTGCAAGAAACCCGTGACGCGCAGGGGCCCCATCAACATCTATCAGAACCACCAGCACCGCAAACGCTACACAGCAGGCTCCGACACTGGCCACGGGGTGGGACGGGACTACTCCGTGACGGTGGTCCTAGACCGGGACACGGGATATGTCGTGGCGGACATAATGTCCAACTCGATACAGCCGGACGACTTCACCTACCAGTCGATCGGTATGCTGGCAGAGTACGGGAACCCCGTGTGGGCGATAGAGGACAACGAGTGGGGGAAGACCGTCATAGACGCCGCCCAGGACGCCCGTTACCCCCGTCTGTTCAAGCAGAAGACCCGCAGGGGCTCCGAGGTGGTCGGGTTCCACACGGACGGCAGGAGCCGCCCGATACTCTGGAACGACCTGCGAGAGGCCATCGACAACCACCACGTAATGATCCCCAACAAGGCCGGTCTGTCCCAGTTCTACTCGGTGATCTACGATCCGAACAAGGGGGACCGACCGCAGGCGATGGAGGGTGCCCACGACGACTACCCGATGGCCCTGGGAGTTGCATGGCAGGCGCGTGGCAGGGCGCACTCCCCTTCGAGAGAGTCGGTACTCATGCCCGCTATATGGTGAACAGGGAATAATGGATATCAAACAGATGCCTGACGAGAAGCGTGTCGCAGACGCGATAGGGTACTACCATCGGATGTGGCAACAGGCCCACGACCAGTGGGCGGACTACGACTCCTTCTACCAGTTGGAGTTCGATGTCTGGGACGAACGTCAGTTCAGAGACCGTCCCTCCTACCGTCGATCGAGGCCCCGGAACCTGGTGGACCACGCCGTGGACACCCAGATGATCTACCACCCCAACGTCAAACGAGACACGGTGGGAGAAGCGGGGGATGCCCAGGAGAGGACCGACCGTCTCCGGGACGGACTCGCAGCGGTCATACGGGAGTCGTCTCTCAGGGAGATGTCCCTCCCCTGGAGGATGGCGGCGAAGTACCTGACCCACTACGGGTACTTCGTGTTCGAGGCCCCGATACTGGATGGACGTCTGATGCAGGACCGGATAGACGCCCGCAAACGCATGAGGAACGAGACCGACGAGGAGTTCGAGAATCGTCAGAGAGATACCAAGGCATCGTCCTGGAACCCCATCAGGATAAACGTCCCACATCCGACCAGTGTTCTCATGGATGTCTGTGAGAGGGACCCGGACGAGGCGATAAAGATAGAGGCCATGCCCGCATACCGGGTATTAGAACTCAGTGAGTACAAGAAGAAGAGCAGGAAGAACTCGGAGGTGTACCGGCTCAAGAACCAGGACCCCTCTTCTCCCGTGATAGTCCAGCATTACTGGTCCCGGTACTGGCACGCCGTCAGGGCCGCGAGCGGAGAGCATGGCTCCGAGCCACAGATGCTGTACGTCGAGAAGAACGGTATGCGTATGCTGCCCTTCTTGCACACGTTGGCGGGATTCGGGATGGAGCCTGTCAACGGCACCGGCAATCCCCGGCACAGCGCCGTGGGTATACTCCACGGGGTACGGGACAGCCTTCGTGCCCAGTCCCAGGGAGACAGCGCCAAGCACAACCTGCTGATGCGTAAGAGCTTCGTGGGCATGAGGACCTCCGGCAGCCCCGAGGAGCTTCGGGACCAGCTACGGGGCGGCATAGCCCAGGCCGAGGAGGGTGAGATAGGGATACTGCCCACACCCGACGTTGACCGCGCCATGTTCGAGATCGGCAGGGAGCAGGCCGAGGACATCGAGGAGGGCACCTACTCCCGCAGCCTGGGCGGCGTGAGGATACCGGGTGTGACCACAGTGGGTCAGCAGGCAGCGATACAGACCGCAGCGGGGAAGAAGTTCGTGGAGACCGTGACCCAGATAACCCACCTGTCGTCCGAGATAGGCAGGCGCATCCTCAGACTAGTGGACACCTCCCCGACCCTGTCCGAGGGCATCGGGGCCTACGGCCACGTCATACGTCGCAGCGACATACAGGGCAACTACAACGTGGACATCATGTTCGAGGACATAGACCCGGTCATAAAGCTCCAGCAGCAAGAGGTGGATATGCGCCAGGTCCAACTGAACCTCATGAGTCATGAGACGTATCTCGACAGACACGCGCAGGGTACGGTCTCGGAGGAGATGGACCGGCTCTACGAGGACGAGGTGATGCAGAACCCGAATCTCCGTGCGGAACTCGCCCGTCAGGCAGCGCGTAGGCTGGGTCTGGGAGAGGAGTACGGCAGTGCTCTGGGCCAGCAGGCAGAGCAACTCAATGCGGACGGTCGCAGGACCGCGTTCACCAGGGGGCCCGAGAGGGGTAGCACCGAGAACCTGAGAGACCTGCCGCAGGGCATCACCCCCGACGTTCCGACGCCCCCCAGGGGCGGGATGGTCTGATGGCAAGACGAAGTAATGTCGGGAACCGAATAATCAGACGGATCATATCGAAACATATGATGATGAAGAACCGGGCAGACCGGGAAGAGGGAAGGGTCGAGACGATGAACACCTCCGGTCACTTCCGAGGCGGTCCCCGGAGCGAAGCGCAGAAGATGTTGAGCAAGTACGGCATCAGGATGAGCGATCTCAGGTTCCGAGGGTAAATCATGGCCGAACCGACACTGGAACAACTGAAAGAAGATCTCGCCGCACTGAAAAAAGATCTCGCCGCAAGGATCAACTATCTCAGGGGGATGAGTAGAAAAGCGGAAGAGGACCTTCAACGGCAGATCGATATAGGTGAGGGAGTCTACGGGGGCTTGAATGTAACCCCCGCCGAGCGTGAGCTTATCGAAGGAGAAGGCCAAGAGCGAGAAGTTCTGGGGCGTCCTGCTAGCACCACTGCTACAGATGTTGGAGTGATCCTCGATGAGATCATCGACGAATTGCCGGGGGGAGTGAGTCCCTTAACTGACTACGAGAGGAATGAGTACAGAAAAACCATAGCCACTAGTATTCTAGACTCCTCTATCGAAGCTGACGATCCGATGTTTGCGGGCAAAGAGGCTGACCTGCACTCCGCCATTGCGGCCCGTAGACGCGAGATAGCTCTTTTCCCCCACCATGCCACTCGCGCTCTCCAGATGCAAGAGGCCATACAGTACATCATTAGTTCAAGACATGGTGGACTCAGATTTGAGTTTGAGAGATGGCTTGAGACCCATCCAGATGCTTTGGGT